TGAACAGAAACTTGCTCCCGCTGTTTTTAAACCTGAGACCAGTCTTCCGATTGGTATTGTCGATCCCAATGATAAACTTGCGTTTATTGAATGGTGTCGTGCAATTATTAATTCGGATGAATGGGCAGATCTCGTTCTTAAAGCTAGTACCTAATGGCTCTAAAGGATGAGTTTGTCTCTTTGATCTTTCCAAAATTAACATCTTTCTTAGCTGCCCTTTATTGTAATTGGGTTTGCAAAGGAAGATGCAAACAAAAAGAAAGTGAGGTTATCCCGCATGAGAATATCGGAATCACCAACAAAAACTGCAAAGGTAAAGCCCGCAAGGCGAAAGAAAACCCTTAAACGGGTCTCGTCTGGCGCGTGCCTGCCTCGGCTCCCTGAAAAAGACGCATATCCATTCAAAGTACTAGAATGGGTGTGTGTCGATGTTGAGAGGTTTTGTCGCGATGAGTTCTCTCGTGGTAGAATTTCCCAATTGAGAAAAATTACCCGCAACAGAGATGTAGAGGGTTATTTGAAATGGTGTGATACTGTCTCATTAGAGAAATTGAACGGCCAGTATTTTAACACCTCGGACATAAATGTAATAAGGTCATTACGAGCACTAACTTGTGCGAGTAAATATGATTTTGTTACCTCCTCAATTGATAAGACGCAGGTTGCATACGAAACATTCATGAAATATGCAGAATTGTGTGCAAGAACGAATATGGACCCGATTTTTAGGTCTATAAAGACAGACGAAGAATCACCCTCAGTTTGGGATGACATATTCACTGTCCCTGTGCTAAGACATGCAAAGCAATTTATAAAGTATGTTTTAGGAGATTGTCCGCATGATACTATCTTGAGTCATGCAAAACATGGTCCGGGTGCGACAGCCGGGAAGCGAGGAGACAACGCAATACCAATTGCAAAATATGTCCCTCCTTTTACGTGTACACCTGCAGCAAAGAGTTTGTTTCTCCGAAATTTGTTGGAAGATGAGCGGTGGGGTAGGTCTATTCTTCATAAGTTCGTTTTACATGAAGAACTAAATCACTCACCAATCGAATCCTGCTATTGTGGCGATTTTGAAGGTTTTATAGCCTCAAAGGGCGACTTCAAAAACACCATCGTAGAAACTCATGAAAATGTTATTCTCTTTGTCCCAAAAAATGCCAAGACTGACCGTTCGGTTGCTCCTGAACCTGATTGCAATGCTTTTCTGCAGTTGGGTGTTGATGGTTATTTACGTCCCCGATTAAAAAGATGGGGGATAGACCTGAATACACAAGAGAAAAATCAAACTTTGGCTCAACGTGGAAGTTTCCACGATGATCATTGTACGATTGATTTCTCTGGGGCGTCCGATACTATCGCACTTGTCTGGTTAACACTTATGCCAGCTGAGTGGGAATCTCTGTTTTCTGATCTCAGAGCACCTTTCGGGGTGTTCGAACATAACAATGAGGTCATCGAATATGAGAAAGTCTCAAGCATGGGAAACGGTTTCACTTTTGTTCTGGAAAGTTTGATCTTCGCTTCGTTGATCTACGGGGTAATCAAAAACCGTGGTGAACGTTGGAGCGATTATATCCAGGACATATCGGTGTATGGTGATGATATCATCGTACCCAAAAAGCTCTACCCGGAAATGGAAACTATTTATAAAAGAATGGGCTTTAGGTTTAATACCCAAAAATCCTTTTCTAGTGGTCCTATTCGGGAGAGTTGTGGATCGGACTTTTTTGGTGGTGAGTTAATTACTCGCCCCAGTTTAAGTTCGAAGCCCACAAAAACTTGGGAGTTAGTCAGAG